AGTGCGAGTGTTGAGAAGGTCGCGATTTATTCCCTTCATCATCTCTCGCTCGTCAGACACATCGACCGCGGTCGGCGGGGTATCGATCTTGTCGTCATCGAAGTTGATGTCATTGTTGCCAGCATTCTTGATGGCCTCGAGGTTGTGAAACTTGTTCTCTGGAAGTTGCGAATGGACGACGATCTTACCAACCCGTCCTATATGAGACGGGTCGTAAGAAGTACCAACGAATTTGACTTCGCCTTTCTTATCTTCCGAGGGGCGACCAAACGGAGTATAGAATAACTCGCCGCGGATCTTAGACTCGCCGCCTTCTTTAGCGGCCTGACTCTTTAGATAGGCCATGAGCTTCTTGTTCTTCATCAGCGTGTCATGCGCGTGATCGAACATGTTAGATCCAGTGAGATCGAGAGGCTTACCCGTCTCTTGAGACCTGCGAGTAGCGCGAGCAGCGTAGTCACCTGGCATCCTCATCTTCTCATTGCCTGAGCCAGAAGACTGAGTGTAGAAGCCGTCTTTGTCCCAGCCCATCATGTGAGTAGAGCCGTCGGTCTTCTCAGTCTTATTAGACATGTTTATCCTGCCTGAATTTAGCAGATTATGCAGGTCGTCGTGATGCATCGTGAGGATGTGCGGGAGACCCTGACGGATACCCTCAGTCAGGTAAGTGGACTCTATTAAAAACTCAGTGAATGATAGCATATTACTCATGTCCTAATACTTTTTTCATCTTCTCAATGTCCTCGTCTTTGCCGAGGTGTGTATCAGATTTATTAAGCTTTTTGATAGAGAATTGAACTGTCCTTGCATTGGCGTTGTCAGTCTTCTGTCTGACTCTAAATCTGCCGGAGCCCTGCATGGGAGAGAGATTGAGCCCATGCCTATCTTTCTTCTCGCTGGCACCAGCTCGAAACGTACCGTGACTATCGACATGAAGAACGTCGACGTGGTGATCTCTTAAATATGCATGTGCGGGTGAAAGGTCGGTATCATCAGAGTGAAAACCAGACTTGTTGGTAGTTCCGACACTGCCCTCGGTGTGATTGAGATGGTCTATGAGCGACCTCTTCTTGCCATCGGCGCCGGTGACTGTGGCTCTCTCGACGTGAGAGGCATACTCGGGTCTCCTCGCGCGGGCTTCGTCACTAATGTGCCATTTACCAGTTTTAGGGTGTCTGGTGAGAGTCAACTGACCGAAAGCAGTAGTCTTGATGTCAGACTTATGCTCACCAGCGACTTGTTGAGGATGACCTTCAGTTCCTCGAATTTTTTTAGCTTCTTTTTTTCTTTTATCAATTAGATGGAAGTCGTTTCCACCCGTAAATCCTGCGCCGCCGCCAGTCATAAGACCACTCTTAGAAAGCTTTGAGGCTAAAGCTCCCTCTTGTTCAAATCCTCTATTCGCGCGAGTGGTTGGTTTATTAAGCTTATTAGTTGGGACTTTAATTTTTTTACCATCGCTGCCGGATACCGTCGCATGATGTACTCCGTCTTCTATACTATGACCGTGTATAGTGACTTTATCTCCAGCTTTTAAGTGACCTACATTAGATACTAGTTCGTGTGATCCCTTAGCGTGTTTAGGACCCTTTGGAAGATATGGAGTAATATACTGCGCGGTATGCCTCTCGGCCGATTGACCGGAAGCTTTTATAGCGACTTCGGTGATATATTGTATGAAAGAAAGCATAGCATGGCCCCGATTTGATTATCTTCTTCTATTTATCAAATCTGGCGGAGCTGCTATCAGTTATCGACCGCCTTGTAGTGCAGCTTGCGGTCATAAGAACCGACCATGACATGTCTCTCATGCTGGTCAGCGGCGTACAGCAGGACTGTACGCATGCGGGGATGTTCGTTCAGGAGCCGAACTGCCAGTTCCTTGGCGGCTGCGAGGCTCGGTACATCGGCGGTCCTGTTCCATCCACCCCTCGGCGTGAAGCCAGAGACGGTGTAGGAAACTGCTTGCGCCAGAATCTCTTGGTTGTGGCGATCGACTGCTCGTTCTATCTTCATGTCATTCTCCAAATGAAGATAGGGAGGATCGCTCCTCCCTATTTATGTTTCTTAGAGACCTATCGCTTTCTGAGTATACTTCAGGGTGCCTCCCTTGAAGTCGTCTCGGAGCCAGTCCTCGAGGATCTCGAACCTGATGGCCGCGTCTTGATCTCCTGCGTCTAGGAGGTCTTCCTTGGCCGCTCGCACGAACTTGATGAGGCTGCCGAGGCTGACGTTCTCAGAGTCGTAGGCACCGGCCGCGTGAGTCTTGCCTGCTCGCTGGTTCATTAGAGGTCCTCTTCAGGGGTGTAGTCGTCGTCATCGTAGGGTGGATCGGTGTCTACGCAGACGTCACCGAAGTAGATGAGACCATCTTTGGAATAGGTCTCGAAGGGCTCTTTGAACTCGATCACCTGACCACCGCGAGTGAAATTGCCGTCAGCCTCGAGGTCCAGGTCTTCGATACGGGCGCAACCGATCAAGCCGGCGTCCACCGAGTACTCACGACCGTGATTGTCGAAATAGGTACCGTCACCCCACTTGGTGCCGTAGCAGGCGAACTGAGTCCCGTCCTTGAACTCCATCTCTCCCGAGAGCACGTGGGTGCCCGAGATCGTGACGTCGCAGAACTCGTCCCAACGCTCGTGCATCACGTAGCAGAGGTCACCGACGTAGTAGGTACCAGCTGGCATAGTCATATCAGAAGTCCTCCGCATAAGAGCAGGTTTCAAATCGATCCGAGTCGTCTAAGTCTTCCTCTACTTCTTCTTCGTCTGTCCAGCCCAAGGTCTCTGCCATCTGGCGGACTTCGCTCTCGGACATCCAGTTGAGGATCTCGAGGATGAGCTGATCCTTGTCGAAGCGTCCTTCCTTGACCATCTCGAGGATCGTGTTGGTGTATTCGCGTGCCATGATATTGTTCTCCAATTATTAGAGCCAGCCGTCTTGATAGTGGCAGGCCAAGTAGTCGATCGGCTCGGGCTGCTCTGCCAGCCAAGCTGCACGCACAGCCTCCTGCTCGATGCGATACGCTTCTTCCTCGGCTTCCCACCGAGCATCAGCCTCGATCTGGGCTTCGATCTGTCTACCACAGTAGTTCACCAGATCCTGGAGCTCCTCGAGGCTCATGGACTTGAGATTGAGGTGCCTCGGGCGGATGCCAGTCGCATCCTTATACATGTCCCAGACGAGGGTTTCGAGCTCGTAACGCTTGTACTGGGCAACAGTAGTGATGCCCATCTCAGCCCAGTGAGTCAGATCCTCGGTGAGGAGACCAGCCCAGCGGTTGGCCGGATCTTCGGCGATCCAGGCAAGAGTCTTGGCATTCAGAGCGGCGAGGTGTTCAGCGAGAGTCATGTAGTTCTCCTTGATCATGTGTAGATCTTACTGCACTTCTGATAAAATGTCAACCCATCATCAGGCTGATTTCGTACATGCACTCTTCTTTGAGTTCGTGGAAGTAGGAGTAGTCGTCGCCGTGAAGCTGCTTGATCTGAGCGTCGGTCAGGTCGAAAGCGACCTCGGGGAAGTTCTTGATGCGGCCGTTGGAGTAGCGAGCCAGTGCCTTGAATTCCGAGTTGGTCATGCCGGTGTTTCCCTGTGTTTCCATTATTAGTATCTTACCTGACCTCGCATTAAATGTACATGCCTAAAACGCTCCCAGGGAGAAAAAAGCGCATAAAAAAAGCCTAACCAAATCAAAGACTTAGGATGTACCTGCAAGTCCATGAAAAGATTAGGCTTTTTAATGGCCCTGGGAGCCCTTCCGGAGCTCCCAGGCCGGCTAGGGGCTTACCCCATGCGGTAATACAGGACCTGCCGGCCGTTGACCATGCGGCGGTTGGAGTAGATCTGGAAGCCCTCGGCGCGAAGATCCGAGATGCGCTTCATCACGGTGCCACGAGGTACCTTGGTATCCGAGGCGATCCGCGAGGCGGTCACGCCGGGGGACTCCGGACGACGGGCGAGGTAGTTAGCGACTCGATCGATATAGGCCATTCATAGTTCTCCATAAAAAAGAGAGTGAACCATTCACTCTTTCTCAGTATACTCCCTGTGCGCATTCATGTACACAGGGAAATTAGTGGCGACCCCTGGAGGACTCGAACCTCCGACCCACAGCTTAGAAGGCTGTTGCTCTATCCGCTGAGCTAAGGGGCCTTGTGATACGCGCGCTGCCATCCGTCATGAATTCTCTTCATGTATTTAGGATAGCTACGATCCAAGAAGTCGATTGCCTTCATCACCGGCTGGTTGCCAAAGATCGGGTCTGTCCACTTGTAGTCGTCGAATATGATGACGCCGCCTGGCTTCAAGAGATGCAGCGAGTAGATGCCGTCATTGACCACATCCAGAGTGGCGTGCGAGCCGTCTACGTAGATGATATCGAAAGCTCGATTGTCCTTGCACAAAGCAGGAAGTACGAACCTCGAGTCTCCCTTCAGCAGGCGAACTTTCTCAGGCCAGCGGGAGACTCCCATGTTGAACTGGAACTTCTGCTCCATCTTGTTGACTTGGCTAGGATCGTGCTCGTGACTTCCCTTGAAGGTGTCGATGCAGTAAATTACGCTCTTCTCATGATCCATCATGTTATCGAGCAGCCAGGCAGTCGCGCGACCCTCGAAGCAGCCGATCTCGAGGATCTTCAATGGATCGCCGTTCTTCTTATTAGTCTCGGTGAAGATGCTCTTCCAGTTCTCGATGTTACCGCTGAACCAGTCCTCGCCGAACTTGTAGTCCATCATGCGATAGTTATTCAGTGCATCCGGTCGTGTGAGACCGGCGACGAAGCCGGGATTGTGTCTAAAGTTCTGTTTGTCGGTCACCGCTTCGTGGTGTGTGAAGGACTCGCGATCGCCGATGGCGCAGACTACGTACGGCGGATCGATCTCCAAGAACTCCAGATCGTACCTGTTACGTACGCTGATCAAGGCCTCGGTCGGCAGCAGCCTCTTCTCTTCCTCGATCTTGTCTAACAAGAAGCGGGCTGTATTAGGAGTCAGCGTGTAAGCGTGTGCACCCTCATGGCGACGAGCCTCTAGGTACTCGTCTGGTAGGTCCGGAAACTCGTAGTCGCCGGCATAGTCGAGGCGCGGGCCGAGGTGCAGGATCTGATCGTCGCGGACCTCGAGGTGAGTGTAGTCTTCCTTGACGATCGCGTCGTGTTCTAAGACGATGCCGGCCTCTGTTCCAGAGGCGATCTTACGCCAGATCTCGATGTGACCGAGGGCAGCGTTGTACTCCTTTACGTACTGACGATCGTTCTCTTCGATGCCCTCGCGGCCGATCTTCCATCCGGTCTTCTCGGCAAGGTCTTCGATGGTGAGACCCATGAAGCCCTCGAACATCTCGTGCTCCACGCCGTACTTCACACACGAGGCCTCGCACTCCTTCGCGTACTCTCTCGACTTCTCAGTGTCGATGTAGAGGATGTATGCCTTACCCAGTTTCATAACTTCTTGATCCCCATTACGTAGTTCTCTGCGGCGTCTTCATGGTACTGCTCGCTGTGTCCTTCGTAGGACTCAGTCGCTATGACCAAGTCGTTCTTTATATAGTCGACCTCGATGTGCTTCGCCTCTCTATTGTAGTAGACGATAGCCTTGAGGTTCATGTCGTCGGAGTAGAATGTCGAGAGCTCTACCTTATTCACTTCATAATCCTCTTCATAGTAATCTTGGCGCCGAATGCGATGGCGATGAGAATGACAACCCAAGCGAATAGTACGAAAGCCAGTGGAATCCAGATGGGAGCGAGTACCCACCACCAAGACCAGTCGATGTAGTTAGTCAACTTGAGAGTGATGAAGATGAGACAGAGGATACCAAGAAATCCAGGATTGATGTTGACGTCTACTGACGGTTTCATATCGAACTCCATATTGAATTGGTGCGCCCGGTAGGACTCGAACCTACACTCAGACAGTTATGAGCTGTCAGCTTCACCTTTAAGCTACAGGCGCTATTGGTACCCCCTGTCAGATTCGAACTGACCCTGAAGCGATTTTAAGTCGCTCGCCTCTGCCGCTGGGCTAAGGGGGCTTTGTTGGTAGGCGTGTAGGGATTCGAACCCTAGCGAGAACACCAATCTAGTGCTAAAGGGTTTATAAGTCCCTCCGGGCCACCTGGCCACACGCCCGTGTGCTATTTAAGATAGAGCTCTATCCGCTCTTCCATATATTTTTTGACTGTCAAGAGCTTGTCCAACTCTCTATGGGTGAAGTTCTCCGCCGCGTCGTCTTGCGCTCTGCTTATGGCAGGATCCAAGAAGTTTCGGATCTCATAGTTTAGCATTGTAACCAGAAGTTGCTTGTGAGAGTCAGAGATATACATTACGCCCTCCATGATAGTCAACATACCCTATCTATTCAAACTGGTACATACTAGAATCGTAGGAGACAGATTCCCTCGGTCCTATAAATACTGATGCCTGCCAACCCAAGGAAGGAAGTCATGCTCATAAAAGTGTACGGTTCGAGCACTAAGCGCATGAAGGCGCTCGTTCGTGATGCCGTAAAGCATGTTGCCGCGAATTTCTTTGACAAGAGGATCCTCGAGAATCTCGAGATCTCCGTCAAGTTCGACTCCAAATTGATGGACGAGACGGGAGACGTGGCCCAGATGGAGTGGATGGACAATCATCTCCGCGGGCGCGTATTCACTATCTTTGTAGACAAGAATATCAATCCATTCCTGACAATCCTGTGTGTCATGCACGAGATGGTTCACGTGAAGCAGTACGCCAAGGGAGAACTCTTCCAGTCACTAAAGGAGTGCAACCTCCACAAGTGGAATCGGAAAGAGTGGGTCAATGACGAGAAGGTACCCTACTGGGACCTGCCGTGGGAGATAGAAGCCCACGGCAGAGAGAAGGGACTCATGCTCGATTGGATGAGCGTGACAGACTTGCTATCCGAAGACGAGAAGCAAGACTGGCGTGCCAAGTTCATGTTCTCTTAGACCAACATCTTTAACTTATCTTTGAGGGACTGATTAGTCTCTCTACCCATGTCAGTACGATCGAACACGGGGCCCTCGAGCAAGTTCTCTTGGGCTCCCTGCTCCACGTCGTAGAACTTCATCTTAGCCCTGTCCACTCCGATCACGAATCGCTTGAACTTGTTAGGATCGCCGTATCGATTCTTCAACTGCTTCACCATGATCTGTCCCATGTCGGCCAACTCCTCGGTAGAGATGAGAGCGATCATGAAGTCGGCCGTGGCAGGCAGACCGAAAGACTCAGAGGTGTCGGTCAGCTCTACGTCCGACGACGAGTAACCAGTACGTGTCGTCTGCGTGGCAGACACGATAGGCAGCTTGAACTCTACTGCGAGGCCGCGCAACTCCTCGGCGATGCTCTTGATGTAGGTGTAAGAGTTGACGTTAGCGCCAGGCTTTATGCGAGAGCTCGCGCAGATGTTTAGGTAGTCGATGTAGATGATGTCGGGCACGAAGTTCTTCTTCAGCGCCAGCTCGTTGAGTAGTGCCCTGAAGTGGTGAGAAGAGGCCGAGGCAGTAGGATACTCCTTGATGAGCAGCTTACCGACGGTCTTCTCTCGTACCTTCTTCACCTTAGTGCGATAAGTCTCACGAGGCAACACGAGCAGCTCGTCCAGCGGGACGTTCATGAGATTGGCGTCGATGCGCTTAGCGATCTCTTCCTCGGCCATCTCCATCGTTATGTACAACACGTTCCTGCCCAGAGTCAGGTTACCCGCTGCGCAGTGACACATGAACATCGTCTTACCTACGCCGGTGCCTGCCAGGATGATGTTGAGTGTCTTGGTCGGTATGCCGCCGTTAGTGATCTCGTTCATGTAGTTGAGATCGAACGGCAGCCTCGCCTCCTTGCGATGATAGAAGTCGTAGCGCTGATCGAAGTCCTCGAGGTAGTCATGGCCGACCGAGTTGTCGAAAGTGACTGCTAAGGCGTCTTGCAGCACTTTCGGGATCATGCCCTTCTCGAAGCTCTTGTCAGTGCCGTCCATGATCTGAATGGACTTAGACACGGCGTTGTAGAGAGCCTTGTCCTGACAGAACTTCTCGGTCGTGTCGATCAGCCAGTCCATTCCAGTCTCGTCTCGAGTCAGACTCTCGACGACTTCCTTAGCCGCCTTGAAGCCTGTCTCATTGAGACCCGAAGCGTTGCCTAGTTCAATGAGGATAGCCTCCTTAGAAGGGAGACCATTGTACTTATTGATGTAGGAGTCGACTAACTTGAACGTGATCTTATGAGACGGATCTACGAAGTACTCTTCTTTCAGGAACGGTAAGACTTTTCTAGAGTACTCTTCGTTGTACGCGAGGTGCGAGAGAATCGTCTGCTCGATCATACAGATCTCCAATCAAAATGCGGCTATAGATTTTTGATTGGAGATTGTTGATTGGTAGTAAGAGATTATTCGACGGAGGAGTCTTCCATGATAGGCGAGTCACTGGTCAGCGTGTACTTATTCTTGATGAACTCGGTCAGCTTGCCTTGCTTGAGGAGCATCATCCACATCTCCTTGTTATCCTCGACTTCAGCGAGACGCATGTTGTTACCAATGAGCTCACCGGTGTCAGGATCCACGAGCTGATACCAGCCGTTCTTAGGCTTAGCGATGACCTTCGCCTCGAGGGCGAGATCGAGCAGGCCGCTCCACTTCTTGATGCCACCGTTGAAAGATACCGTGATCGGGATCTTGCTCTTCTCACGAACGAAGCGAGACTTCTCTATGTTGATCACGAAGTTGTAGCCCGTGATGCCATCACTGTCCTTCTCTTGTTGACGACCGAGGATCCAGATGGTGTTGGCGGAGTAGTAGATGCCTGTGCCACCGGAGACGATGTCACGAGGATAGAGCGCCATCTCCTTGTACGTATGATTGACCACGATCATGGGCAGGTCCTTCAGCGTCAGGTGTGGAGTGACCATGCGGAAGAGAGACTTGAGAGCCTTGGCGCGAGACATGTCGGCCACGCTCTTACCCTCGAGGGCGTCGTCGACTTCCTTCTTCGAGGCCAGGTTACCGACGGAGTCGACGATGATGCATACCTTGTCTTCTCGTCCGAGTGAGTTGAGCTGCTTCATCACGTCGTGCTTGAGTTGCTCTACGTCAGTGATCGGAGTATGAACCACGCGCTCGATGGGAATACCGAACGTGTCGAAGTAGCCTTGAGGAGTACCGAACTCCGAGTCGTAGAAGAGGATGACACCCTCAGGATACTTCTTGAGGAAGGCAGACGCCATCAACAGAGAGAAGCCTGACTTGAAGTGCTTGGACGGACCGGCCAGGATAGTCAAGCCTGGTGTGAGACCGCCGTCGATGGAACCGGAGAGAGCCACGTTGATCATAGGCACAGGAGTCGGGAT